GCGGGTTGTCAGGAAACCGTTCTTTCATTCTCGGCCACCGCTCATCAAAATCCATATTGATAATGTTCAACGTGTCGCGCAGGTAATCCAATGCAGCCTCAGGGTCTCCACAGCCGCAAAAGCCTAGCCCGTCAAATACCCATTCGTGCAATTCTCGGAGTGTCATGTTAGGTCTTAACGAAGTCCTTCATCTGTCCTTCCATCCACTCTTTCCAGCGATCTATGTCTGCGAACTTCGCCGCTTCCTCCACTGCCGGATCGACTATCGGCGGTACGTCTGGAGGCGTAGTTGCCACTTCGATCAATCTCTCAACGCTCATCGGTGTTGCTATACCAGGAACCATCCGAATGTCTCCCAGCGGAGCACCGACAGGCTTCTTTCCTATCGCCGTAAAGTATTGATCTATCGTTGTGCCTCCCGACCGAAATACTTCTGACTCACGCTTAACAAGCGTGTCCTGATCTTCCTGTAGTACCCGAACGCCCGAGGTGTTGAACTCAAACTCGGAGTCTTCCGTTCCCTCGAACTCCGGTAGAAGCTGCCAGTTGAATTCCTCTGCCCACGCCTGCTGAATTGGGATGATGACTTCCTCATATCCTTGCTGCCTTGCCTGCTCACTTGAGGCGTAAGACGTTCCATTCTGTAATCCGACCATCAACTGCAAAGTCGCTGCCGGGATGCCTGTAACAGCCGCTACACGCGATTCAGGGATTAACCTGAGACTCGACATATCGAGTTCAGTAGGGCTGAATCCAAACTTCTCAATGTCCAATGGCTCAGTGAAGATCACCGGTTCACCTGCTCTTGCTCCGGTAGTCTTTGCCATCCATGTTTCTTTCATGGCCGCTGCATTCGTTTCGTCAATTCCAACGTCGCGCTCTTTCGGGCGAATAATGGGCACCTGAATACCCATGTTCGCCATGATCGACGCAGTGAACAGCGCCATCTTGTCGTCGCCGTACAGTTCTTTGAATAGCGACTCGAACGCACCTAAGCCCAAACGTGGACTGCCAAGATCAACGCCTCGTTTCAGGTGAACAACATCACTCGCTGGATACAGGATAGGGGCGTTCCCTGGTGGGTCGTACTGGAAGTGCGAAAGAAAGCGATCATTGTTCTTGTCTTGCGGAACCTCGGGAAACTTACCATCGTCCGGCCATCTTGGTTGCACTAAGAAGTGAGGCAAATACCACAGCTCAATGACCTCACCTGTAATGCTTCTGACTTTGTAGAAGTACACGTTCCCTGAGAACCACCACGACATCGAACACGCAAACGCATAGTTTGCCCAAATATGATGACGATTCGGACGGCGAACAATTCTCGCCATTGGATGAAAGAAGTCTCGATTCTCGTCTCCGTTCTTGTCTCTCGTTACTACACAAGGCTTCGCTTCTGGAATCCTCGATGCCGTGTAGTTCACTACCGCCATTGCCAGAGAGTTGCCGTCTAAGTCTCCAACCTCGCCTCGATAGTCTATTTGTCCTCGGTATCGGCCCCACGAAGAGAATCGGTAACTGGATATAGGAGAGAGATTCTGTCTACCAAGATCGGGAGGCTCGTTCGTTGTCTTGGTCTGAAGGCCTAGATAGTTAAGTATGCGGGTTAGCTTTGTTTCCATTAGTACATCCTCAATTCCCGGCGGGCAGTGTGATGATTAAACGCCCCGCTTGCGGCGTCCATCTCGTCATCATGTGCCAAGTCCGGCTGTCCGTGCATGTGTCTTAACCATCTATCATTCCATTCGCCCCGCAATAGCTTTACGTTTCCCGCCTCGGCCTGTGCGGCCAGCCCTTTAGCTCGGACGATCTTATCCCCTTGCGGCTTTACCCCTCGACAATCAAACCCAGCCAAGAGTTTTACTAAATGCGCGCTGTCACGCTTCCCCGAGGCTCCGCCCTCCTCTTCCCATCGCACCGCGCATTCAATACCATCCTGGGTTGCCTTGTTGCGCATTGACTTGTCTGCATCCGCTGGGCCTAACTGCTCCGCTGTCGCGTCCATGATGTAGTACACACCCTCGCAGACTTTCATCTTGCAGCTCGCCGTGAAGTCAGGGTCAGAGGATGCTATCTTTTTCTCCGATGCGGCTAAGTCCCAATTGCGAACAACCTTCCCACCAGCAGGGACAGCCTCGACAACCTCAAACCAGTCACGATTGAATATCTTCCCCGCTGTAGCGACGATCTTCCAGTTCCCGCCCAACAGTCTCTCCCGATCCACAAATGACAATGCTCGGAGGTTCGCCAGATACCCTGGATCTTTCTCCATCAGAATCGCATTGTCTGACAACTTCGCTGGAATGAAGGTTATTGACTTGGGTTCCTCTTCGGGCGCGCCGGCGGTCAACTCTTCCCTTGAGTCGGCCCATATCAATTCGTCGTCTCTGCGAATGAACCATCTGACTACTCCCGAACGACTTTCAATTGGGAATCCGGTATCCTGATCGATCCACCATGCGATTAGTCTCGCTACCCAACTATCAGCATCAGGATTGACTGTTGCCCTGATGTACGGATGGACTCCACAAGTCGAGCGGTTCCGAGAAAGCATGTACCAGAACTGCGACTCGGAAAAATGCTCTAACTGATCGAAGCCAATGAACGGGACTTGGGCACCTTGCCAGTCGTGAACGTCCAGATCGTATTGAAGGTGCGCAAACTTTAGCTTTGCTCCTGAAGTAAACCGCCACTCTAAAACTGTCTGTCGTGGTTCAGCGTTTAGCAGTGGGTATATCTGTGTGCTCTCGTCCCACAACCCACCCTGGTTCCTTATCTGTGGAGATGTTCGTCTGAATATTACGCCACCGAATTGCGGGTTGCCCATATGCTTGAGCGGCTGCATTAACAGCGCCCAAGTCTTCCCCCCACCTGCCGCGCCTCCGAATATAACAATGTCCGCCTTGCTTTTAAGGAACATCTCCTGCGGCCCCGGCTGGGCTTTAGGTAATTTCGCGTTACCAGACGACTTTTCAAATATCCCAAGCGCGAGGTCTAACGCCTTAGCCTTCTCAGCTAACGGAAGGGCATCTATTCGGGCAAATAACTCTGCTTTGCTGATTGGCTGAATTTGCATTTTTACTCAGCATTCTTACACTTCGCTGTAATGGCGAATACCGTCTCTAAGACGCAGCGCGATCTGTCTCATCAATCGGCATCTGCTCAACCGGAATTCCCAATACTTCAGCCAACTTCTGCCGCTTATCGTCCACAGTTACGTTATCTGTTGACTCACCCCGCGCTAATCTCCCGAGCTTGATTCCCGTGTCACTGAGTTTCGCGGCGTCTCCGAAGGACCATCGAGCAGGTTCAACAATCGTTCTGCCATCCTGGGATTTCTGCGTAGCAAGTGGAAATGCCAGCATTTTCTCTGATTTCTCTATCAAGGCGTCAGCGATTCGGATTTGCCTTGCGGCCCAATCTTCAGCTTGATTCCCCAAGGCTTTCTCCCGGCCTCGCTGCTCAATGCCTTCCATGTGCATAGCGTATTGGCGCACACGTTCCACCCAAGACCACCGAGACGACCAACGGGCTATCAGCCTTGAACTCTTGCCGACCTTTAGCCGTACCGCCTCTAATGAGCGGGAATCGCCCATATCCCGATACTCAGCAAATGCTTGATATGCGGGCATTGACTCGCCTTTTTGAGGTTCCCAGGGCTTCATGCTGCTTTTACCTTGTCTGTACGCTCTATCTTGAGATGAGGAAAGGCTACGGACATTCTCTCTAAACACACGGCAACGTATGCCGGAGAGATTTCCATCGCATAACACTTTCTGTTGAGATTTTCTGCGGCGACTAGGGTTGTGCCCGAGCCCACGAAGGGATCAAAGACGGCCGTGTTCGCCTTGCTGTAGTCTTGGAGTATCGCCAGAAACAATGCGACGGGCTTTTGGGTGGCATGGAAACGCTCCTTTTCCTTACCAATCAGGCCGTTATACTCGACGGTGTACTTCTTAACCGATGTGCGATCCAGATTAGTCCACGCCAATTCACAGTCACCAAAGGTTGGCATGGTGTTGAGTTTGTCCCATACGATCCAATGCTTGCTTTGTGGGAGCAGATCGGCAAAGAAGTTGCCACCGAATATGATCGCAGACGTGCTGGCCTCCAATATCAGATCGAATAGTTCTTTAGTGGGGCGCTCTGAATCCCAATCGCCCTTGTACTTCCGGCGCGCAATAGGAGGGCCGAAGCCGCCGAAGCCGCCGAAGCCGCCGTCCCGCTCAATGCCGTATGGGGGATCGGTTAACATCAGCGCAGCCTTTTGCCCGTCAGTCAGCCGATCCACTTCCTCTTTGACGCCAGCGTCCCCACACATCAAGCGATGGTTGCCAATCTCAATTACTTCTCCTGCTTGCACTTGCCACTTTTGCTGGAGTTCTGCGGCTTTATCAATGTCAACATCAGCATCTTTTGATTCTGGTTCGACTCCCGTTTGGG